ACGATAACATCTTATAGCTTCGACCATATCATGTTTATTCCGTGTTATCAGTATGCACTCTGCGGGGGGATGCGGGAACAGCCGCGCCGAAGCACGACACCGTCTACTTTGACCCTACAAAATACAACGGGCTTTTCAACTATTCAGGGGCACATGCCCGTGGCGGGCGTATGCAGACGGTGCAATCGCTATCAACATGCAAGTAGTTACTACGGGGCAGGGATTCGGCTCGGAGATACAGGGGATTGCAAAGAACGGTTACTATTATTCAGGCGAGGAGAACACTTTTGCGGAAGGTGCAAAAATAAAATTCACCTTCATCCTCAGGATAGGAACAAAATATTGGAACGGTACCGCATGGACCGAAACTGCTTCCCACCTTCGATGTCAGCACACAGGAGATGAAGAAGGCGGGAATCGTTTACTCAGCTCGAAACGAACAAGACATTATCAATGCCTTATAAATGATTTGAGCGGGCGTGGGTGATCGAGACGAACGGCACGTTGAAGGGGGAAACTCTATTTTTCTATCCGAAACGCTTCTATGAATTGTGCCATAAAGGATTTGTCCCTAAAGTATCAGCTCAAGGACGATTATACCGCTGATACCACAGACGGAGACCGCGTCTACACGAATGTCGTGAACGCTGACTATTATCAACGAGATGGAAGACATCGAGGAAATAATCAGCAGCTACAACCACGACGGTTTATGTTACAGCAAGGTTTCTGCTCGGTGATGATTTTTATTCAGGATTGCTTTGTACGAGGGCATCAACAAGGGTAACGACACGTCCCGAAAAATCTTCTGCTGAGGGCGCATCGTAAATCAGTATGATGCACCCAAAATTAAGCTTACACAGGTATTAATGAACGGCAATGAAGACGTGAAACCTAATCGACCGCCTCACGGATGGAATATCAGGGCACCGGCAAGAAGTTCGTGATAACGGGCAAGGAAACGAAATACCGTTCGGACACATCGGAGATAATAATGATTGCTGCTGGTCTAATCACATTCCTAAAAGGGCTCAAACTGGGAAGTAACTTCTCCATAGACGAATTGGGCAACGCTATACTCAACTCAATTTCGCTAGGTACATTCGAACATCTTGTCAAAGGTCTCGGTTTGTATAAGAACACAAGCGGTCACTGGTGTATAGAGTGTGACGAAGCATATTTCCGCATCAAGGCAGTATTCGAGGCTTTGGAAATCAGAAAGATGTATTCCAGTGCTGGCAATATCAACATATCGCCTTCGGGAAGCAAAATTACACGTGTAGAATGGCTTGATGCAAGCGGTAATATTACCACGGTTGCTGCTGATACAGTGGCTTACAAATGCTATTTCCTTGCCGATGACGGAACGACAGCAACCACGAACTCGTGGCAAGCAAAAGATTACGCACTGTGCAAGACGTTCAATATCAAAGAAGGCGTTTACACTAACGTAAGTAATCAGTATTATTGGCGAAAAGTCACTGATGCAGGGAGCGGATATATAACGCTTGGAAATCTGACAGGTCAGTTTGATGAGGGTTCCACGATACCGCAGGCAGGCGACAGCGTTGTGATGAGAGGTTCTGATACTGACGGTCGAAAATCGTATATTGAGATTCTCTCTAATGATGAGAACGCACCTGCTATCCTCATGTTCGCTGATTGTATGGGATTTGCTAGCAAGGGCCAGAACACAGCTATCATATCTCCAGAAAAGGTTCAGTTTGCTACAAAAGTTTTCAAACTTATAGATTACGATAATGTTGCGACTCCAGTTGTGATATACAAGGGTGTGTATGATGCTTCAAAAGTCTATTATTATAATAACAGTGTTACCTATAATGGAAGTTTGTGGGTATTAGACGGTGTTGCTGTGGGTGCATCGGCTGCTGCAGGGACGGAGCCCAAAGACGGCTCAACCGTATGGACTAAGCAAGTGAGCAAAGGCAGCAATGGCACAAGCGGAGTGACGTACTGGTCGAGTCCTAGCGTGCTGATGATAGATGCTATAAAGAACGGGGGTGATCTATACTCGTCTACAGATTTCTCCAATACGGTTAAATTCTATGCGCAGATAGGGGGCGTTTCACTTACCGCTGGAACAGCAACATTATCGGGAAGTGCCTATATGGACAGTGACATGAATGCGTACACTGATACAGTTGGACAGGTTACATTCAGCGATGATAATGGCATAATAAAAGAGGGCACGATTAATGTTACCGTACCTTTCACCGATGCTTCGGGCAACTCTTATACTCATGACTTCCCGATTGAGGTGAAGGCAGTTGTAAGCGGTAAGGGAATATCCAGCGTACAAGTATTCTACCTTGCTACAACGGTTAGTTCAGTATCTGATTACGAGGCATTCAAGGAGGCAACTGGTTGGACTGAAACAGAACAATCCGTTTCGGAAGCAAATCCGTATTTATGGACTTACCAAATTACCACTTATTCAGACGGGACAAAAGTCGCTACTGTACCTCATATAATTGGCACGTATGGGCATGATGGTATTAACGGAACTAACGGATATTCCTTGCAACTTAATCCAAATCAGTTGGTAGTAGACACTGCTGATGACGGTAAAGTCCCTGATACGGCATTGCCACTCAAATGCACTATTATTGTACTGAAAGGTGGTAGTCAGATGGCTACTAGTGTTTCAATTACCTCAAACACGAATTGCACGGCATCCGCAAGCAGCAATGTAATTAGCATAACCGCAATAAATGAAGAGACGGTAGACGGTCAGACAATCAGTTGCGGTAGTGGATATGTCGATTTTACGGCAACAGACACGACAGACAATGTAGCCTTGTCGGGCAGAGTGTATTTCTCTGTTAATGTGTACAAGGTTGCATCTAAGATTATGAAAGATAATGACAGCATTAATCTTAGCGTTACATCCTTGCAAACTGATGTAACAACAGTAAAGAACAAACAAGATACTCAAGATACAAACATCACAAATATTCAAAATAGATATAAATGGTGTGAGTACGCACCTTACTAAAACCGACAGCAATGTTTCTGTTTTGGATGGAAAGATTTCTGACAATGTGACTAAAACAAACTCGCTTGTAACGGAAGTAGGTAATCTTACAGTACAGTCAAATGAAATCAGTGCAAGTGTAAGTCAGACTTCCGCTGCAAAGAACAACTTGATACCTAACTCTTATATCAGAGGTATAAGCAAATTGTACGCTTGCTATTCAAGGTCTATGTATCTGACAGCAGGAACATACGTATTCAGTGCAAACGGACACGTAAGCTCAAATATGGCATCAACAAGGATGCTGAAAGTGTATATTCATAACTCCGCTTGGACTTGGGTTAGAACACTTTCATTTGATGCAAGCTCTGCAACTGCTTGCTACATAACCGACTATGACAGAACGAAAGATGCTACCATATACCAAACAATTACGGTTGAAACATATGGCGAATATACCTGCGAGGTGTATGACTACTCCGATGATTCAAGTGAAGATACTTCGGGCAGCTATGTTGTGATTAACTGGCTATCGCTCACTTCTGGAAGTGTCCGTATGCCATGGTCTAGGTGTGAATCGGATGCGGAGGTAGGACAGAATATGCTGCCGTGGGCGATGAACGAATACACGGAGCATTATGGTACTATCAGAGATAATTATTATGCAACTAGCGATGGCACTCTTGTAGATGAAGTGGATAACATTATCAGCATAGCAACATGGGTAAGCGGTGCATTGTATTCGGTCGGGAATTATGTGATATACAACAGCATATCATACAGATGTATCAAGGCTACCACTTCCGCATACGAAGCACCAACAAACACAACTTATTGGACTCAGGATATAAAGGTTCAAGACTTGCTTGTCGGTACTGTAACAGTAGAAGCCTATATGACATATACATTAAGTTTCTATGCAAAGGGTTCGGGTATGATAAACACATTCCTACGCTACTCTGCCTGTATGGGAAGTATATGCAGGATGGGCGGTGAAAGTCTAGACAGTAACGGCTACAACTGGTTAGATGCACCTAGCGAATGGACTAAGATAACCGTGAACTTCTCTACCTATACAAGTGGCGGAAGCAAAGAGGTCGTAATCAGACAAGTTGGTGAAGGTTCTGTTTCAATCGCAGGTGTGAAGTTCGAGAAGTACGGACTTGCAACAGACGGTCTATCTAAGTCTGATTTGTATGCAACAGGCATTGATATTCAGAGACACAAGATAATCGCTACATCCGACAACTTCTACTTGCAGAACAATAGCGGTCAGCTATCGGCAGCAGTGGATGAGAAAGGAAACTTGTCGGCAGGTTCTCTTTCTACACTTCACGAAAGCGGTTCACCTTATGTTTACATCAAAGATGGCATCCTGGATATATTCGGCACTGTTGCTAGGAACATACATTTTGGTGTTAATTCAGATGGTATGGCGGTATTACAATATTACGACAACAGCGGTGTGTTGTTATATGACCTGGGTCCAGATGGTATAAAAGCTAAAGATTTACAATCTTCACAGTGGGAAACATTAACGTTCGTGTCTGTTGAGACGATAGGATATACAGAAAGCAATGTACCACTTGACGGTGCTTATGTAGAAAAAGCTGATGCTTACAAGTTGTTTGCGCTTAATACGAATTATGCTCTTACTACTTTATATAGGTATCATGCAGGAAAAATTGACAGTACGATTGTTAAGGATGATACTTACGGATTTACAACCGCAAGTGCTGCATCATCGGCTGACGGTATGATATTCACGACAAAGTTTGCAGGGAACCTTTGCACAGGCACTTTTACACAGAATAATGAGAGTCATGATGTAACCGATTATGAACACAGACGGACTCTATGCAAAGAAGTTTGTTTGGTTCTCGGCAGGAAGTATGTGAAAGCGGTACATGGTATTGCACGAAGGCAAATTATAACATTGTAAACGGATTGGTTGCAAACTAAAATATAAAAAGATATGGCAGATATAACAAAGACATTAAAGCCTACAAGGGTAGTCAAGGGCAACACCTTTAAGATAACTATCCCGATGCAGCAGATTACGGGATATGACAGTGCCAACAATCCTATCTTGACCGATGTGGACTTGACGGGATGCGAGGCTGATACATCCGTAACGTTGTATAGTATGTACGGCAAGACGGTCAAGGACTTCACGATAAGCGGCATCAACATCTCGTTTGCCGTTGATGGAGACTTGAATAACGGTCAGTACGACATCGAGGTCAAGACGGTCAAGAACGGTCAGAAATTGAGAATGGACTTGAAGAACGCACTTCGCATTGTGAACTACAATGAGGATGCTGACCTACCTAGTGGCACGGAGTTCGGTGTGGACACGTACACCTTGCAGCCGCAGATTGTGTTTGCGGTAGGGAAAGATGGCGATAACGGCAAATCCGCTTATGAATTAGCGAAAGAAAACGGGTTTGCTGGCACTGTAGCAGAATGGCTCGCATCTCTGAAAGGATTGCAGGGATATAAAGGAGATAAAGGAGAAAAAGGCGACAAGGGCGACACAGGAGCTGCCTTCACTTACTCGGATTTCACGCCCGAGCAGCTTGCAGCATTGAAAGGGGACAAAGGCGATAAAGGCGAACAAGGGATTCAAGGCGAACAAGGGATTCAAGGTGAGCAAGGCGAGAAAGGAGACAAGGGCGATGCCTTTACCTTTGCAGATTTTACGTCTGAACAAATTGTAGAATTGCAGAAGCCCGCTACCGATGCTGCCGTTGCTGCAAATAGTACACTGAATATGTTATCTAGCACACTCTCTGAGGAAGAATTTGTAATGTCTGCATCCGCATCTATTTTATGTGGGTGGTGGAATGTTGCATCTCCCCCGCAGGCAACGGCAGAGCAGCAGTATTGGTGGGATGGCGCGTCGATGCATGTATCAGTAGCGGTGCTAGACACAAAGGGGGTAATAACAGGGTATACATGGAATCCACTTGCTTTGTCTGATACGGCTGTATATATAGACAGTAGCACAAGTGCAGTATATAAATACAAGAACGGCGTGATGGTGTCGTTTTCGAATATTACTGCTGTAATTGCCTTACAGTTGCACGGCATTAATGAGGTATTAACAAAAATAAATGCGGAGGTATAGTAGATGAATATAGCTGCTAATTTAGAATTGCTAAAAGCAAATAAAGATGCGATTCGCAATGCGATAACACGCAAGGGTATACTGACGGGCGGGAACGATGAGTTAAGCTCATATCCTGATAAAATTATGCGGATAGGACGTGGGGTTGTACCAGATATCCCCGATTTGTCTGTGCTTGAAAATCACGAGGACATAATATATTTTAGTGTAATGCCTAAGACGTATTGGGGTATGACTATTACGCTAGATACAGGTACATACACTGTCAAAAGCGGAACAATCGTAAATGGCTCTTTTGTTTCTTCAGATATTTCCGCTGCATGCGCAAGTAATACAAATTATTTTTGCATTAACGATACTGACTCTTATGCCATATACCAACTAACCTGCACATCGCACATTACTGCGTTCGTCCCGAAAGTGGATGCGACAAAAGGCACAATAGGAATTGCTGAAGTGTATGGAGCAGTTACATCTTCCTTTAGAAATTTCAATTTCACCGGCATAACATCTCTTAGGACGTGTACGATTAAGGGAACCTTAGAACTTGTGACTAAGCATGTCCAACTGTTTTAGCGGTTGCTCGTCCCTTACTCACGTCACTGGACACGAGCAGTTGGGTGCTGAGTGCTGTGACTAACATGTCCAACTGTTTCTGCAATTGCTCCTCCCTTACTACACTGGACACGAGCAGTTGGGTGCTGAGTGCTGTGACTAGCATGTCCAACTGTTTTACAATTGCTCCTCCCTTACTACACTGGACACGAGCAGTTGGGTGCTGAGTGCTGTGACTAACATGTCCAGCAGTTGGGTGCTGACTGTTTTATCGGTTGCTCGTCCCTTACTACACTGGACACGAGCAGTTGGGTGCTGAGTGCTGTGACTAACATGTCCCAATGTTTTACGGTTGCTCCTCCCTTACTACACTGGACACGAGCAGTTGGGTGCTGAGTGCTGTGACTGACATGTCCAGCTGTTTTAGCGGTTGCTCGTCTCTCACGTCACTGGACACGAGCAGTTGGGTGCTGAGTGCTGTGACTAGCACATGTGGACACGAGCAGTTGGGTGCTGAGTGCTCCTACTGTTTTAGCAATTGCTCCTCCCTTACTACACTGGACACGAGCAGTTGGGTGCTGAGTGCTGTGACTGACATGTCCTACTGTTTCTACGCAATTGCTCCTCCCTTACTACACTGGACACGAGCAGTTGGGTGCTGAGTGCTGTGACTAACATGTCCCAGCTGTTTCTACAATTGCTCGTCTCTCACGTCACTGGACACGAGCAGTTGGGTGCTGAGTGCTGTGACTAGCATGTCCAACTGTTTTAGCGGTTGCTCGTCTCTCACGTCACTAAGAGCGCTCAACATGACAAACTGTAGTAACTACGATAATGTTACTCTCCCGAAGCTTGTAAACTTCAGATATATAGGTTACGGAACACTTGGAGTTAATAAATCAACGATTTTATTTGCCTCGCAGGTTGCTAAGGCTGACATTATACAATTCTTCAGCGATTTGTACGACCGTGCAAGTGCTGGATATAGTGTGATTGCAATTATTATTACACAAAAGGCAGCGAATTATACGTCTGCCGAGATTGCGGTAGCTACAAATAAGGGGTATACAGTATCTTTTAACGGATAAAAAAATGATAGAAAACGAAATTACAAACAAGCAATTAACCCCCGCATTAGGTTACGTGCTTACGAATAAGAGCGAGACTGAATTTTTAAAAACAATTTTTCTTGCTGACGGAGATAGTGCAGATAACTATCACGAAGTTACGATAGAGTATGCTAATACTAGGATTAAGGAGGGCGGTGAAAAGTACGTGCCCAACACTCTCGAAGAAGCAAAGGCACAGAAGATTGCAGAAATCAACGATTACAGCGAGTCAAGCAATGTCAATAGTCTCACCTATAATGGTGTTGAGACGTGGCTCACACCAGCAATCAGGTCGAATTACCTCACATCGATTAGCAGTGCGGAACTGCTAGGCGAAACGAGCATCACGTTTGCGATAGCAGGTCAAGCGGTGACGGTTCCCTTACAGAACGCTAAGATATTGCTTGCGAAGATACAGAGATATGCGGATGCAAGCTACCTCGTGACGCAGAAGCACATCGCAGAGGTAAGCAAACTGACAACTGTTGCGGAGGTCGAGGCATACGACATCACACAAGGATATCCCGAAAAATTAAGTTTTTAACTTTAAAAATTAGGAGATAAGATTATGTTGGAAAAATTATTGAATTGCAAATTGGTTTATGCCCTCGTGGCATTGGTGCTAAGTTTCCTGATGATTTTACAGGAAGAGTCGCTAGGTTCTAGCAACATCTGGGCAATCGCCCTATGCGTGGCGGCAGGTGTGGGACTTGTGTTGGAGGTCGTGAATTACTTCAAGTTCACAGGTCGCTTTAATTGGTTAAACGTTTTGTCGGCATTGGCAGGCGGACTAGTAGCGATTGTAATAGCACTTCTGAAATGGGGAAGTTGCTAGATTTCCTAAAAACAAGCAACCGCTATAAACATCTTATCGGTGGTTGCTTAATCGGACTCGGTGCGGACAACTGCTATTGTGCAGCGTATGTCGGTCTAGGTGTCGCATCCGCTTTGGAGTACAAAGATAAGGCATGGGGCGGTGCTTGGGACTGGACAGACTGGATATGCACGGTCGCAGGTGTCGGCATCGGGTTCGGAATACATTTACTGATTAAAAAATGGATAGCATGAAACAGACTCTCGTAGGCATATTAGCCACAATTGTAATAGCTCTTGGCGCATCATGGATGTCGCTTAACAAACGCATCGACATATTAGAGGTGCAAGTTACAGAACGACCACGATATGTTGATGCAATGGAACGAGGACATGAAGGAGGTCAAGACGAATGTGAGCGACATACGTATGCGCATCATTCAGTTGCAGGATCTTAAAGTCGATAAAGACGATGTGGAAGGAGCTAAAAAATAGGTGGAAGGCTGATAGCCCGAAGCTGTTTAGGTGGATAACAAGGGTGGGTAGCGGTATAGCCGCTATCTCCCTTGCTGTTCATCTTGCCGTTGTCGGAGGTGGAGGCGTCGAGCCGTACTGGTGGACCAACATCTATCCGTACCTCATAGGCATACCCGCTGGAATGGCAGCAGTGGCTAAACTGACGAGAGAAAACAAGGAGGATAAAGAAGATGACGCGAGGACAAAGAAACAACAACCCTGGTAATATTCGTTTAAGTTCGCAGGCGTTTGCAGGGGAGATAAGGGAGCGGACAAAGTGTTTAAGACGTTCTCCACATGGCTTATGGCTATCGGGCACTGATACGAATACTGATTAACTATCAGGAATTGCACGGATGCAATACGGTAAGGAAAATAATCAATCGGTGGGCACCCGACAATGAGAACGCTACATCCGAATACGTGAAGTTCGTCTGTTCTGACACTGGCTACATGGCAGACGAAGCAATCAATACCCATCATAAAGATGTAGCCGTAAAACTAGCACGTGCTATCAGTAAGATGGAATGTGGCGGTTGGCATGATACAACCGAAGCAATGAAAGGGTTTGACTTATTATGAAAAGGATAAGAGTAGAAAGAACGGCATACCGTGACACATACACAATCGGAAAGATGAGCGTAAGCGAAGATGGTGCGTGGTCGTATATGTGCGATACACTAGAGGACAGATACCGTGCAAACGGTATGAAGGTGAAAGGGAGTACGGCCATTCCGAAAGGAATATACAAGGGTGTGGTGGACTTCTCATCTCGGTTCAAGAAGATGATGCCGCACATCTTGAATGTTCCTATGTTTTCGGGAATACGAATCCACTGTGGCAATACTGCTGCTGATACGGAAGGATGTGTGTTGGTTGGCTACAATAAAGTTGTAGGCGGTCTGATAAATTCTCGTGCAGCTTATGGAAAGTTGATGACGTGGCTCAATGGCGATAACTTTGAAATACAAATTGTATAGATATTTTAATTTTTAACTATATGAAAAAATACATTGGTACAAAACAGGTGATGGCTCAACCTATGACTGCTGACGAAGCGGTTGCAAAGGGCTACAAGGTAGGTAATCACGAACACGAGGATGGTTACGAAGTGGAGTATAAAGACGGTTACAAGTCTTGGTCTCCTAAGAGTGTGTTCGATGAAGCATATAAAGAAGTTGATGAAGAAACTTATATTTGCTTCGGAGATGCGATAGAGGTCCTCAAACAAGGTGGAGCTATCCGCAGAAAAGGATGGAACGGAAAAGGACTTTTTGTCATCAAACAGGTGCCAGCGCATATCGAGAAGAATATAATCCCGAATATGCAGTCTCTTCCTCAGTCGGCAAAAGACCTCATTCTTCATGGAAAAGGATTCATTGACTACACAAGTCAGTGTCTTATCTACAACGAGAATACGGGTCGTGCAGATTCATGGGTACCGTCTATCAGCGATATTTTTTCAGAAGATTGGGAAATTGTAAAATGAATAAGGACAAACTAATCGGTCTTGTGTGGGCGGTAGTGGTATGCGCAATAATATCGCTCTGCTCATGCGCTACGACACGATATGTTACCGTGCCCGAATACCATTATCGGGATAGCACGAAATTGGTGCATGTGCGTGACAGCGTGTTCAACCGTGACAGCGTGTTTATGTACGTCAGAGGTGACACGGTCTATCACGAGCACTACAACACGATATACAAGGGGCACTATTATTCGGACACAATCAACAATGTGTATCGGGACAGCATACCAGTACCGTACCCAGTAGTCAAGACGGTGCATAAGCTGCATTGGTGGCAGAAGTCGCTGATGTGGATTGGAGTAGCATTTTTGTTTTCATCGATAATTTGGTTGGTTTTTAAGGTAAGACGATTGTAGGGATAATTTTTAGATTAAACAATAGGCTGCAAGTCCGTGAGGATATGCAGCTTTTTTACGTGCACGGTAATTTCTAGATTCGTCATAATAAACGGTTTAATGAAATATGTAGACTGTGATATATAACATAGTGAAAAGATTGGTATTTAACAGTATTTAACAGTAAATAGTATGGGTGTAACTATTTCTCAACGAGGTCAATTTTGGTGCCTAGCGCCTCTGCTATCCTATTTAACACATCAAAGCCTACCGAGTAGCGGCCTTTTTCTACGTTTACCACATTTGCCGGCGTAACTCCGGCCAGCCTAGATAGCGTTAGTTGCCCGATGCCCAGCTGGTTTCTCCTAGCTTTTATTTTTTCTCCCATGGCCAACCGGGCTGCCATCTTTTCCTTATCTGTTATTGTTTTCATTATCTTTATGAATTTAATTGTATATCATCACTTTCCAACATCAAACCACAGAATGTATGCTGTGGTACAATTAAAAGAGCCCGTATTGCCGATAGCACAGCATATATTTTAATTATTTTCTGCTATATATCGTTTAACTTCTTCTTCCAGATAATTGAACACAGAATTCGTATCGTCTGTGTCAGCATCAGAAAGCTCAAGATGTTTATAGAATGCATCTATACAAGTATCTATGTATTCTACCTTGTCGTACTTCTCACACTCCGGATTATTATCATACTCGTTAGTGATGTACTGAGCGATTAAACAGCAGCAATCTTCAGTTGGCATAACTCCGCCATCGATTTCTTGAATCTGATAATCGTTACTATAAGCTGAAATGTTCTCCATTATAGACTGGCTGATGGCCTGTTTTTCTATTGTTTTCATGATTTAAAAATTTTGAATTGTTTAATTACAAATGGTTCGATTAAAAGAGCCCGTATTGCCGATAGCACAGCCGTTTATTTAAAATTCAATAACTGTACTAGTCTTCATTTCTTCGATATCGTAAACATAATCTTCATCTACAGTTACTTTATAAACACCGTTTGAGATTGAACACATATTCGAGCTGTCTTCGCAATCAAATAATATGATGTAATTGTGATCACCCTGTTTCATCAATAATGTACAGAACGGTTTGTTTAAGAATTTGTAACCTGTGAAATCGGTAGTCGAAGGATTAATCTCGTTGAATGTTAACGATGTTCTTGTTGTCTCGTTGATTAAATTCTCGATAGTTCTCATAATTGTAATGTTTAAATTGTTATTGTTTTATTTTGATATTGCAAAGATAATGATTATATTTGATACTACCAAATAAAATACTACTTATTTTCCGTGTTTAAATGTTATTTAACATATATGACCAATTTTGGCTATTTATTCACGGTTATTAACAAAATAGATGCCGCTAACCGCCAGGTATTACCTTTGAAATATTGCCAAATGACGATAAAATCTTCTCGATTAATTCGCATGATACTGCTTTTCTTCTACCCGTCAGATAGTTGTTCAGCGTTGTATAGTTGAAATCTATTTCAGAAGAGAATCCGCGTGATGTAACACCACGCTTTTCGATTATCTCTTTAATCCTTTGTATTACAGTTGTTTTCATAATTATATTATTTATAATTTGTCTAAACAATGCCAAATGACGATACTTTTATTCAATTTTATTTGGATATGTCGTCAAATGACGATATCTTTGTGACCGTAAACCAGTGAATGACCAGTCTAACGACTGATTTAATCTGCAAATGTATAAAATTATTATGGTAACAACAAGGAAAAAGAAAACAATTTTTGTCGAGCCTTCAAAACGCAGGGCGCTATGCAAGGCGATGGGTGTCAGCAAGCCGACATTCTATAATGCCGTCAACGGCGTGTCGAATTCGGAGCTTGCGGCAAAGATACGCAAGGCCGCCGTCGAGAACTACGGGGGCGTGCCGGTAATTAAAGAAATAGTGATTGCGGGATGACTACGGATAAACCACAAGTAAACCCCGAAGGCCTGTACACACAAGCGCAGGCCGCAAGGGCGCTGAAGATTGACAGGCACACCGTCAAGAAGTACGCGGAGAACGGCATCATGAAGTTCAGAGTGCGGAAATCGGACGGGCGCATCGTCATAAAAGGCACGCAGATACTTGCGGCGTGGGGACAGATGTATTTGTAACAACTAAAAATATAGGATTATGGAAATTATGGACGGCATGTCGTTTCAGCGGCGGATGAAGCTCTGCTGCGAAAATTCAAAGGAAATCAGGATGCAGCTCATCGAGCTTGGTCCGAGGATTGAGTTTATGGCGAAGAGTCTTAAGCCCGAACAGCGGGCGAGGCAGGCAATCGTAAACGAGAAGCGCGCGGATCTGATGCGCAAATTAAGACACATCATGGCACCTGTTGCCGCCGACGAGATGATTGAGTTCACCTCTATCAAGCCAGGCACTAAGATTTATCACTACCCGTCGGGCAGACCGTTTCAACCGTTAGGAGAAAGGATGCGACAATGTACACATTAATAGTAATCATCATGAGCGCGCTGGCGGTTGGACTCGTCTTCGGCGCATTGAGGGAAATGGTCGGATTTTTCAAAGAAATTAAAAAATAATATTATGACAGAAATCAGAATCAGTGTTGAACTAGGGATGAGCGAACGCTTGCAGCAGTTCGTCTCACAGTTGTTCGGGAACGTACACAAGGCGGTGATGCCCGAAGTCCATACGGCACAGGCCGTTGCCGCGCCAGCGCCGAAGGCCGAAAAGCCGAAGAAGGTTAAGGAAGAGAAGCCCGTGACAGACATGGCCGCGCCAGCGGAACAAAAGAAAGACGAGCCCGCTCAGAGTGCCGTCACGTTGCCCGACCTTCGCAAGGCGATAAGCAAAGTGTGGAACGGGGGCAAGAACCAGTCCGTGACAGATGCGATACTAAAGAATTGCGGTGCGTCGAAGTTGACGGAGCTGCCCGAGGACAGATACGCAGAGGTATACGAGGCGTTGACGGCTAAAGCTAAGGAGTTAGGACTATGACGCACGCAATACTTAGCCCCAGCGCCGCACACCGCTGGATGAACTGCACCAAGTCCGCGCGGCTTGAAGAAAAGTTCGAGGACACCCCGTCGGATGCAGCCCTCGAAGGGACAATCGCCCACGCCCTATGTGCGGAACTGCTCATCGAACTTGTCAGCACAGGCACGTTCAACGAGGAGAATGCGATAGAGGGTGTATGCCACTCATGCGAGGGTTTCACACCTAGTCAATTCGACGAGTGGTACGATGCCGACATGATTGAATTTGCACAGCAGTACGCGCTGTTCGTGTGGGACGCTTATCAGAGGGAGCTCAAGAGCACGCCCGACGCGGTGCTGATGATAGAGAAGAAAATTGACGCGTCGATGTACGGCAAGGACATGGCGGGCACGACGGATGCCGCAATCGTGAGCGACAAGGTGCTGCACATCTTCGACTTCAAGTACGGCCGCGGTGTCAAGGTCGAGGCTGAGGGAAACCCTCAGATGCGTATATACGCCCTCGGCAACATCGAGCAGTACGGCGGCATGTACGCCTTCAAGGATGTCAAAGAGACGATATACCAGCCGCGCATCGGCAACATCTCGACGGAGGAGACCACCGTGGCTGAGCTGAGAGTGTGGGGGCATACGCAGCTGAAGCCAGCGGCCGAACTCGCATACGACGACAAGGGAGAGTTCAAGGCGGGCCCGTGGTGCAAGTTCTGTAAGGCTAAGGCGCTATGCCGCGCCGAGGCCGAGCACTGCACCGCGCAATATCACGAGGATGCCCAGAAGAGCGCCGACACTTTGTCCGACACGGAAATAGCCGAAATCATCGGCATGTCCGAGGAGATCACCTCGTGGCTCGACGCGGTAAAGCAGTACGCCAGCACCCAGCTGCTCAGCGGACACGACATCAAAGGGCTCAAGCTCGTGGAAGGCAGAAGCCTAAGGCGCTATGCCGACGAGACTAAGGTCGTTGATGCGCTGCACGCAAACGGGTTCAAGGACGAGCAGATATTCGACCGCAGGTTAAAGACGCTGACGGCGATGCAGAAGACGCTCACCAAGAATGTATTCGACGCTGTGCTGGGTGCGCTCATCATCAAGCCACAGGGCGCGCCGACGCTGGCGAAGGAAACAGACCCGCGGCCCGCATACAACAGCGCGCAGGACGACTTCAAGAATGTTTAATTTTTCATGTTTCATAAATAAATAATTAAAGATCATAGCCGCGCGGTGCGCGAGTATAGCACGGCTTTTCTTATAAATAATTAAGATGAACAAATCCTATCGTGCATATCCTGCACGACCATAACTCATATATGTTTGATTATAATTTGTTTTAGTAGATTTTAGTCGCGGTGCGAGTATAGCACGGCTTTTCTTACCCGTGGCAACGACTTCGGATAATCGTTCGTTTCGCATTAAGTGCCGTTCGACTCGGCACACGGGTGCATAACTCATAGATGTAATTGATTATTATAATTTGTTTAAGTTCTGTTGTTTAAGTTCTGAGCCGCGCGGTGCGCGAGCATAGCACGGCTAATTGGGGATGCGACTCAGCGGTATGAGGGAGAATAAGACGAAGGGTAAGCCTGGCACGTCAAAAGCTTGGATGAAGCGCGGTTCGATTCCGCGCATCCCCACTATGCGGAAAGTCCGCAGATTAATGTCAAACTGATAATACGTTAAAATGGAAAACGGAAATTTATCGACAAAATGCCTTATCGGCAAGGTTCGCGCGTCTTACGTGCAAGTGTTCCAACCAAAATCAATGCAGACCGACGGGAGCAATCCGAAATACTCGATTTCGCTGATCATCCCGAAGAGCGAGACGGAGCTCATCAAAAAAATCCGCGCGGCTATCAAAGCGGCGTACACTGCTGGAATTGCATCGAAGTTCGGCGGCAAGGCACCATCCTCGTGGAAAGACCCTTTGCGTGACGGTGACGATGAGAGAAGCGACAAGCCTGAGTATGCGGACTCTTATTTCCTTAACGCCTCATGCAAGACAAAGCCCGGCGTGACAAAGTGTTCGGGTACAAGAATGGTGAACGGGAAGAAGGAGAACATCATCGTGCCCATCACGGACGAGAACGAGTTCTACTCGGGATGCTGGGTGTATGCCAGTGTCAACTTCTTTGCCTTCTCGACAAGCGGCAACAAGGGCGTAGCGTGCGGTCTCAACAATGTCCTGAAGGTAGACGACGGCGACATGCTGGGTGGCCGTCAGTCCGCTCAGAGCGACTTCGGCGAGCTAGACATCCCCGATGATGACGCACCGTTCAATGACGAGACAAACACCAATGATTGCCCGTATTGATTATGAATATCTCAGAATTCATACCAAAGTACGGACTTAGCGTCTACAACCGCGAAGTGCAGCCCATTGCGGCTGCCCACTTCGGGCTGGGCGCCAATGCCGTCGACATGACAAATCTGCTGCGCATACTCATCGGGTGCAGCTATGATTTCAGCAAGCCGACATTCCTCATGCCGTTTGATGGCGGTCTTGAGCTGTTCCTTGTCGTATCGACAATCTTGAATAATAATAAGACGGTAGGGCTGCCCATGACAGAGGGAGACAAGGACCTTGTCAGCGTTTCTGAATCGTTCAGCGAGTTCAAGGACAAAATCGAGGAGCATTTGTCGCAGTACGACGCGAAGCAGTTCGACGGCGAGATTAAGGAGCTGTCAATCGACATCGAGACCTATTCGAGCTACGACATCGCAAACGGCGTGTACAAGTACGTCGAGGCTCCCGACTTCGAGATACTGCTCTTCTCATACAGCATCAACAGGGGTGCAGTTCTGCAGGTGGACTTGGCAAGCGGGGAAAAGATACCTGATAAGATATTAGCTGCTCTTACTGACCCTAAAGTTGTCAAGACCGCTTTTAATGCAGCATTTGAAAGAACCTGTATCGGTAAGGTATTAGGTGTCACGCTAGACCCCGCACAATGGGAGTGCTCTATGGTCCGTGCATCTATGATGGGCTTGCCTATGCAACTTAAAGCGTGTGGCGCTGTCTTGAAGCTAAAGGATCAGAAGATGAGCGAAGGCGTCGCCCTCATCAAATACTTTTCGTGCCCGTGCCGCGCTACGAAGGCAAACGGCGGCCGCACTCGTAACATGCCATCCGACGCGCCTGACAAGTGGGAGGTGTATAAAAAGTACAACCGCCGCGATGTGGAGGTCGAAGTAGCGATACGCAACATCGTCACGCAGAAATGCAACCCTGTCACGGACATGGAAAGGCAGCTGTACATTGCCGACCAGCACATCAACGACCGCGGCGTGATGGTAGACGAGCAGCTTGTGCTTAACGCCATCCGCTTTGACGAGGTGTACAAGGGCAGACTCAACGCGGAGTGCCAGCAGATAACAGGACTAGACAACCCAAACTCGCCGATGCAGCTGAAATCGTGGATAGGCGGGAAGATGGGCAAGGAAATAACAAGCCTCACAAAAGAGGACTACCCTAAGATGATGCTTGAGGCCGACGGAGATGTGAAGCGCGTCCTGACAATCCGCACGGAGATGGCGAAGACCTCGACGGCAAAATATATCGCCATGCGCGACGCTTTGTGCGGCGACGGCCGTGTTCACGGCATGTTGCAGTTCTACGGCAGCCGCACGGGCAGATGGGCGGGCCGCATCGTGCAGGTGCAGAACCTTCCGCAGAACCACATCGACGACCTCGACTTCGCGCGCGGGCTGCTCAAGGAGGGCGACCTCGGTCTCATGGAGGTATGCTACGGCAACGTGCCCGACACACTCTCACAGCTCATCCGTACCGCGTTTGTTGCAAAAGAGGGGCATACCTTCATGGTATGCGACTTCTCGGCCATAGAGGCGCGTGTAATAGCGTGGCTGGCCGACGAGATCTGGAGGCTCGACGTGTTCCGCGGCGACGGCAAGATATACGAGGCTTCGGCCGCTCAGATGTTCCATGTGCCCGCATCCAGCATCGGACACGATTCGCCGCTGAGGAAAAAAGGTAAAATATCAGAGCTGGCGCTCGGCTATCAGGGCGGCCCGATGGCCCTTGTCAAGATGGGTGGCGAGAAGTTCATGCGTCTGTTCGTAGACGACAAATCGCTTGAGGGCGACGCGCTGATTGCAGCATCTAAGAAGCACCTTCAGGACATCGTAGACGGCTGGAGAAATGCCAGCCCGATGATTGTCAAGTTGTGGGGTGACATCGAGAACACATTCAGGGAGGTGCTCGAAGACGGTAAGATGCGCCGCATGAAACAAGGCGGACTCGTCGTCAGAAAGGCAAGTGACAAGCTGATGCAGATAATGCTCCCCAGCGGGCGCTTTCTGAGCTACCCTTACATGCACCTTGCGGACGATGAGAACGGCCGACAGAGACTCGCGTACATGGGCATGAACCAAACGACGCACAAGTGGGTGGAGATACCGACATACGGTGGCAAGCTGACCGAGAATGTCGTGCAAGCCATCGCCCGTGACTGCTTAGGCGTGACAATCCTCAGACTTGAGAAGGCGGGCTATCCCGTCGTGTTCCATATACATGACGAGTGCATCTGCGAGGTTCCCGACGAAGGAAGCAAAACACTCGACGAGATGCAGAGCATCTTCTCGGAGCCTATTCCGTTCGCGGAGGGCTTGCCGCTGAAAGGTGCGGGATATATGACACCTTATTATCGTAAAGACTAGGATTGTGATGCGGAATCTAGCAAAGAAAGAAAATATGTACAACTGGAATTTAATTTTTAAGATTATGGAAGGTATCAAAAAATTCATTGAATCGATGAAAGCGAAGCGGGAGAACCGCCGCAAGCATGAGCTTGAACTCGAAGCCAAGCAGCGCATCCGCATTGAGGGCGGCGACGCGGGCGTGTACGTGACGATAGATGGCATACGCGTGTTCCATCTCTACTCTGACGAGAAGGGGAAGACAAGCCGATACATCACTGCAACGGTGGAAAACGCGCTGAATCTGATTAGCACCATCCGCGGTGAGTATGTAGATTCAAGGCTATGACGGAAGTAAAGTACAACGGTCATCTGTCCATCGCCACTGCGTTCACGCGTCTGACGAAGACGTGGCACAACACTGACATGCTGTGGAGCGAGTTCGTCGAGCGCATCAGCGTGACGCGGCGGACGGACGACACTGTTAAGAAGTACCGGGAGCTGCCGAAGTCGCAGCAGGACAGCATCAAGGATGTCGGCGGGTTCTTCGGCGGCTATCTTGTTGGCGGAAAGCGCACGAACTCGACGGTGCAGAGCCGCCAGCTCGTGACGCTTGACATCGACGAGGGTGTCAAGGACCTGTGGAGCCTGTTCACGATGCTGTACGGCAATGCCGCCGCGCTGTACTCGACTCACAAGCACACGCCGAGGAGCCCGCGCTACCGACTAATGGTTCCGCTCAAGGAGGAGGTGACGGCCGACGAGTATGAGGCGATCGCCCGCAAGATAGGGGCGGACATCGGCATCGACTACTTCGACGACACATCCTTCCAGCCCGCGCGGTTCATGTATTGGCCATCGACATCGTCGGACGGCGAGTACGTGTTTGAGGTGCAGGACGGCGAATGGCTTGACGGAAAAGAACTGCTCGCAACGGCTTACCATAACTGGAAGGACAGGAGCGAATGGCCCTACTCGTCCCGCGTGCCGAAGATTGTCAAGGAATCGGGAAAAAAGCAGGGCGATCCGACGGAGAAGCCGGGGCTTGTCGGGCTGTTCTGCCGCGCGTATGACATCTATGCCGCAATCGACAAGTTTCTGCCCGACGTGTACAAGTCCGAGGGACACGACCGATACACATTCATCAACGGCACAACCTCGAACGGACTTGTCGTATACGAAAAAGGAAAGTTCGCATTTTCCAACCACTCCACCGACCCCGCGGGCGGGCATCTGTGCAACGCCTTCGACCTTGTGCGGCTGCATCTGTACGGCGAGCGCGACGACAAGGAAAGAATCTACGCCAAGCCGTCGGATATGCCGTCGTTCGGGCTGATGGAAGAGCTGTGCCAGCGTGACGAAGCTGTGTCGCGTCTTCGCGCATCGGAGAAGGTGTCCGAAGCGGGCAACGACTTCGCGGGCCTAGACCTCGACGCGGATGCGGGCAAGGAGCTCGAGGACATGCTCTCCTCGCTGGACGCTGACAAGAAGGGCAATTACCTTCCCACGCTCAAGAACTATCAGACCATCATCGAATGCGACCCGCGGCTGAAAGACAAGATAGTCTATGACGAATTTGCGCGGCAGGCGTTCATCAAGGGCTCGCTTCCGTGGCGCAAGCCGACGGATTATTACAGCTCGTTCTGGACTAATGCCGACGACTCGAACCTGAGGTGCTACCTCAACGCGGAGCCATACTCGTTAAAGGCATCAACTCAGAACGTTCAGGACGCCTTTGACGCAGTTGTCACGACGCGCCATGCCTTCCACCCTATCCGTCAGTACCTCAGTGCCCTGACGTGGGACGGCAAGGAGCGGCTGGACACGCTGCTCATAGACTACTTCGGGGCGCTCGACACGCCGCTCAACAGGGCGATGACGCGCAAGTCGTTCGTGGCGGCGGTGGCGAGGGTGTTCGACCCGGGCTGCAAATGGGACTACGTGCTGACCATCATCGGCAGCGAGGGCGTGGGCAAGAGTTCGCTGCTGGCGAAGATGGGCGGCGTATGGTTCAGCGACTCGTTCAACTCGATAGACGGCACGCGCGGCATGGAGCAGTTGCAGCGGGTGTGGATAATGGAGCTCGGCGAACTTTCCGTCTACAAGAAGGCCGAGGTGGAGCCAATGAAGGCCTTCATCACGAAGCGCACTGATCAGTTCCGCCCCGCATACGGAAGAAAATCCGAAATATATCCGCGGCAGTGCGTGTTCATCGCCACGACAAACGAAAACAACTTCTTAAAGGGTGACACGGGCAACAGACGGTTCTGGCCGCTCAACACGGGGTTGCAGCCCGCAAAAAAGGAAATGAAGGACCTCGACGACAATGAGCGCGACCAGTTATGGGCTGAGGCAAAGAAACGGTATGACGACGGTGAGAAGCTATTTCTCAGTAAAGAACTCGAGGCGGAGGCAACCAAGTCGCAGGCGGAGCACGGCGAAGAGGACGAACGCCTCGGAATCATCGAGGACTTCATCGACAGACGTTTGCCGCCTGGCTGGGAGCTCAAGAGCCGCGACGAAAGGCGGGAATACTTTCAGACATTCAACGCGGAATGCAGCGCGACGGGCATCTACCAGCGCAACAGAATCACCGCGATAGAGGTGTTGTACGAGTGCTTCGGCGAGCGCATAGACGACTCGCTCAGGTATCGCACTAGACCGATTAACTCAATCCTGAAGAGGATAAAGGGATGGAGATATGTCGGCTACCAGCGCAACAGGGAGTACGGGATGCAACGCACGTTCGAGCGCATCGAACAGGAAAACAACGAAAATTTAAATCTATAAGGTTATGATAAGACTGCAAAGAATAAGAGTTAAAGGTGTCAAGATGGAACTGCCCGACAGGACGCATCTCGACGGGTTGAGAAAACTGCTTGCAAAGCACTTCGGAACGAACGACATTCTGTTCGAGTACGAGGATGACGGGAAGGGAGGCTTAAAATGATGCCTGAAACAATTCCCGATATACGGGCGGATAAAGGATTTCAGAAAGATGCTGAGATTTATGCAACAGGTATTTTAAATAATAAACGTATACGTGTTGATGATTTCTATTTGACTCTAAAGAATTTAATAGTATCAGCATATCTGCAAGGTGGGCAAGTAGGATTTAATACAGGTTGGAGAATTAAAGAAATGGAGGATAGGAAATGACAGCCCGATATCCTCACATTTTGATACAAGAGCGGATTTAAATTGATTTCTTATAAGGAAAGATGGCTCGCTGAACGTTCCAAATGTTTGCGAGATTTGCAGCGCATAGAAATGGAAATAAAAAACAATGCCTCCGATGCCTTTTGTATCGCATCTGGATGCGAGAAGTTTATTCCTCACGGTATTAATAAAGATCCGTGTCCCTCTATCACGTGCAAAAAGATGGAAATATTTAGCAAAATGATAAGAGATTACAAAATTAAATTTGAAACAAAATGAAAACAAAGATTCAGATAAAGACAACATTCGGAAGTTTATTATTCGAGTTCGAAAAAGAAGACAACAGTGTAAAAGATACTCTAATAGAGGCCGTAAAAAGAGGCGCAAACCTTGGAGGCGCAAACCTTGTAGGCGCAAACCTTGGAGACGCAGACCTTAGAGGCGCAGACCTTGGAGGCGCAAACCTTGGGGCGCAAACCTTAGGGGCGCAAACCTTAGAGGCGCAAACCTTGGAGGCGCAAACCTTGACCTTAGGCGCAGACCTTGGAGACGCATACCTTAGAGGCGCAAACCTTGGAGGCGCAAACCTTGTAGGCGCAAACCTTAGAGTCGCAAACCTTGTAGACGCAGACCTTGGAGGCGCAGACCTTGGAGGCGCATACCTTGGAGGCGCAAACCTTGTAGGCGCAAACCTTAGAGGCGCAAACCTTAGGGGCGCAAACCTTGGAGTCGCAAACCTTGGAGACGCATACCTTAGAGACGCAAACCTTAGAGGCGCAAACCTTGGAGGCGCAAACCTTAGAGGCGCAGACCTTGGAGGCGCAAACCTTAGTAGACGCAAACCTTGGAGTCGCAAACCTTAGGGGCGCAGACCTTGGAGGCGCAAACCTTGGAGGCGCAAACCTTGTAGGCGCAGACCTTGTAGACGCATACCTTAGAGGCGCAGACCTTGGAGGCGCAAACCTTGGAGGCGCAAACCTTGGAGGCGCAAACCTTAGTAGGCGCAAACCTTAGAGACGCAAAGAATGTTCCGTTTTTTCCTACATATCTTCCCGAAGGAGAGTTTATTGCATGGAAAAAATTGCCAAATGGTCTGATTGCAAAGCTGAAGATATTGGAAGATAGTAAACGAAGTCGTGCGGCAGGTGATAAGTGCAGATGCGACAAGTGTCTTGTATTGGAGTTTCAGAATGTGGACGGCAGCATATCAGATGAAAAGACATACACTAGTCACGAATATGCGGTATGCACCTACACCGTTGGCGAAGTGGTGAGAGCTGATAAGTGGGATGATAACAGATGGGTAGAGTGCTCTCACGGTATTCATTTTTTCATTGACAGACAGAGCGCAGTTGATTATTAGAAAGCGAGGCTACCGATGATTGAGAGTGAGAAGGTGCTGGAGCGCAAATTGTGCAAAGCGGTCAGGGAGGCGGGCGGCATCGCCTACAAGTTCGTGAGCCCGAACCAGCGGGGCGTGCCTGACAGGATGTGCGTATTTCCAAATGGGATAGCGATGTTCGCTGAGCTCAAGACGACAGGCAGAAGGCCGACAAGGTTGCAGGAGCTCTGCATCGGGCAATTACGCGGATACGGGTTCGTTTGCCGCGTGATAGACAGCTCTGAGAAAATTGATGCCTTTATCGAGGAGTCGTATGAAATAAGAAACGTACATTATGGAAGTTAAAATTTAAGATTATGAAAAAATTAAAGTTAGAGGATATTTGCCTCACTATTGAACAGGCAAAGGAGTTAGAAAATTTAGGCATTAGCCTTAATGATTCATTGACAATGAGATAAGAAAGGATAGTACACAAAACAAATAAATCGATGCAATATGAAAATAGTAATAATAATTTTAATTTACCTTGTTGGTTATGCGCTAAGCTACTATATGATGGAAAGAAAAATACTAAAGGAATACAACTATACTAGAGGCGATTTAAAGTTCAACTTAGTTGTTTCTTTATTGTCGTGGGCGGGTGTTATAGTAATGCTCTTGGAACGCCTTCTAGATATGGCAATTGAAGACGATAAAATAATTAAAAAGAAGAAATGATGAGGACTGAATCCGATCTGCACAACTATCAGCGTGCCGCCGTGGAGCACATCATCGACCACCCGTACTGCGGTCTTTTCCTCGAGATGGGACTCGGCAAGACGGTGAGCACGCTGACGGCGATTAATTATCTCATCAGGTGTTTTGGTGAAGTAGGGCACGTACTGATTGTTGCCCCGCTGCGCGTTGCTCAGACGACGTGGAACACGGAATGCGGTATATGGGAGCATCTGCAAGGTCTCACGATGAGCAAGGTGGTGGGAACCGCCAAGCAGCGCGACAAGGCGCTCAAGGTGGACGCCGACATGTACGTCATCAGCCGCGATAACGTGCCGTGGCTGGTGTCGAAGTACGGGCATCTCTTCTCCAAGCATTTCTTCCAGATGCTGGTGCTGGACGAGCTGTCGTCGTTCAAGAGCTCGAAGACAGCGAGATGGAAGGCGCTGCGCATGGTGCGCCCCTATTTTGACCGCGTTGTCGGGCTGACGGGCACGCCCGCGCCAAACGGTTTGACGGATTTGTGGGCCGAGCTGTATCTGCTCGACATGGGCGAGAGGCTGTTCCCCACACTGGGCAAGTTCCGACGCGAGTTCACATTCAACGCGTCGCATAGCCGAGATTACGAGGACTACCGAGTAGATGAGAAGTTCGAGCGCGTCATCAGCGACCGAATCAGCGACATCTGCATCTCGATGAAGAGCGAAGACTATCTGGAACTGCCCGATGTGCTATATCAGGACAAGGAGCTTTTCATGGATGACGAGCTGAAATCTCAGTACAAGGACTTCGAGAGGGAGTCCGTGCTTGAGCTCATCGAGCAGATGGGCGGCGAGACGACAATCCCCGCTACGTCGGCGGCGGCTCTGAGCAACAAATTATTGCAGTATTGCAACGGCGCGATATACGACAGCGAGCATGATGTGCATCACGTTCACGACCTCAAACTGGATGCACTTGAGGATATCGTGGAGGGAGCGAACGGCAGCCCCGTGCTGGTGTTCTACTCCTACCGTCACGACATCGCCCGCATCGAGGAGCGTTTCAAAGGGTACAGGGTGCGTCAGATACTCACTGAGCGGGACATCACGGACTGGAACGACGGCAAGATTGACATTGCGCTCACCCACCCCGCCGGCGCCGGTCACGGGCTTAACCTTCAGTTCGGGGGTCACATCATCGTGTGGTTCGGGCTCACGTGGTCGCTGGAGCTGTACCAGCAGGCGAACGCAAGACTTCACAGGCAGGGTCAGACTTGCCCCGTGACGGTCTTTCACCTCATCTGCAAGGGAACACTCGAGGAAAAGGTTTTGGAGGCTCTGAGCGGAAAAGAAAAGTCGCAGAGCGCACTCATGGATGAAGTTAAATATCTAATACAGAAATATGGTTAAAAAGAAGCGGCAGAAAAAGTGCAAAATCATATCGAGGGTATCGGAGACGGATTACCGACGTCTCGAGAGGATAACACACATTTACGGATTTCGTTCTGTATATGCGCTGCTCAATTACATCGCCCTGTGTTTCCTTCGTGCTGTGGACCGTGCCCACGACCCGTCGACCGACATACTGCCCGAAGAGATCATCCGGATGTTCCCCATCAAGGAAGACACCAAGGAAGTGTACCGGGCGCTGAGGATAATACGTGCAAAGCATAACAGACAGACAGCCAAGGCCCGAATGGAAAAGGAGCGGGACATGTTCGAGTCTCCCGATGACGCCATTTCCGAAGAGGTGCAGGACATGTTCGACGAGGCCCAGGACATCGGAAGGGGCTCGGAGTTTGCGGATAATCTGAGGAAGAGGAGCGAGCGATGAGCAAGAGCATACAGTACAGACGCATCATCAACTCACAGAGATGGCGCAGTTGCAGGACAAGGCAGCTGTGCCATCATCCGTTATGCCAGAGGTGCGAGGCGGAAGGGCGTGTGCGGCTGGCGGATGAGGTGCATCACATCGTGCCTATCGAATCGGTCAGCGATGTGAAGAGCATGGAAATGCTGGCGTTCGACGATACCAATCTCATGTCGGTATGCAGAGAGTGCCATCATGCAATTCATAACGAGATGCAGTCGCACACTAAGGAATCGGTTCGGAAGAACAGCGAAAGGAAGACTAAACTGTTTTTTGAGCGGTTCCTGAAGAAATGACTGCTATATATAATATAATATATTATATATAAAAATATGGCCCAACTCGAATTCCGTAAACAATGTCAACAATATGTCAACAATAAATTTTTGCTATTGTTGACACGGGAACCCCTCTGTTTAAAGGCTCTCCGAGAGTTTGTAAACAATGTCAACAATAATTTCTATAACTTAGTATATTTTGATAAAAAATAAAAAGGGGTATATACCTGAAACGCGTAATGCTATAATTAGGCGAATTTATTGTTGACATTGTTTACAAACCGTATAATTGACTGATAATCAAGCACTTTCTTGTAAACAATAAATTTTTTCTATTGTTGACATATTGTTGACATTGTTTACAGGTCGGAGAAGGGGGGCACATTTTTTTATCGACCCCGGTGTGCCGTGAAACCCACGCTACCTCAGTTATCCACGCGAGAGACAATTTTCAGATTCGAATGGGGTACCCAAAATACCTATTTGGTCAGATATATATAAAGGAAAGGCATGGCTATGGTAAGGAGACATAAAGACAACGCACATTACAAAACGCTGAAGGTAGACGGCTATGCGGCATTGGTACGGAAAGCTCTCAGCGACAAAGACAAATATGATGAATCGCTTGAGATAACGATACACATGCTCGCTTGCTGCCTATCCAGATATGCACAGATACAAACAGAACTCGATAACAGTACTCTGATGCTCGTGTCCGAATCAAGAGAGGGAAACGAACGGTACAACATCAATCCCCTGTTCGCGATGCAGGAGCACATGGGCGAGCAGATAAGAAAATACCTTCGCGAGCTGAGGCTTACCAAGACCGGCGCATCCGCCGAATCCGAAAACGCGGGCACGAACGAACTGGGCAAACTCTTCGAGACGATCAACGGCGGCGCGAATGCCGGTCCGAGGCTGCTGAAGAAAAGCGTAACAAAATAACTGTTTATGCTGACTGATGATGAGACTAGAATGGCAAAGACGATATGCACCGAAAGGCTGAAAGCGATTGACACGGGGGCGGGAACAACGAAAAAACTAAGTTAAATTATGAGTTACGATAAAATAATAAATGGTGATTGCATCACGGGGATGAGAGACATTCCCGATGGTTCAATAGACTGCATTCTGACAGATCCACCGTACCTGTACTTGAAAAATCAGAAACTTGACAGACCCTTTGACGAAGTCGCCTTTTTCAATGAAGTGAAACGGGTGCTCAAAAAAGGTGGTTTTATCGTCATGTTCGGACGCGGAACATCGTTTTACAGGTGGAACACGATGCTGGCGAATTTGGGATTCAATTTCAAAGAAGAAATTGTATGGGACAAAATAAGAACGACATCACCATTGTTGCCCTTGTCGAGAAAACACGAATGTATATCTGTATATTGCAAGGGAAAATGCCCCGTTAATCGTTCAAAAGTTCCGTATACAGAAATTTATGACGGTACATCGAGGCAAGATATACAAAATGCAATGAGAATCGTTTCGTGCGTTAGAAATAGAAATGTTGACAAATTGAAACAGATTTGTGATGGAGAGATTAAATTCGATTTGCCACGCGCTCATAAATATCATGTTTCCGCTCAATCGGGTTTTGGAGCTGCAGACCCTGGTGAATCGACATTGAAAAGCATCGCACAAGGTTGCAATGAGCGTGACATTATTTCGATACAGAGGCAAAACCATGGCGAAATTCATCCGACACAGAAACCCGTTCGGTTGCTTGAGCGTCTGCTTGCGCTAGTAACGAAAGACGGCGACACGGTGCTCGACCCGTTCAGCGGCAGTGGCTCGACTGCTATTGCGTGCATGAATACAGGAAGGCATTATCTCGGTTACGAGATTGATAAGGAATATTTCGACAAGTCAATAAATAGAATAGAAAATTCAAAATTATAAAAATATGGTATTTTCGAATATAAACTGGGCAAACTCTTCGAGACGATCAACGGCGGCGCGAATGCCGGTCCGAGGCTGCTGAAGAAAAGCGTAACAAAATAACTGTTTATGCTGACTGATGATGAGACTAGAATGGCAAAGACGATATGCACCGAAAGGCTGAAAGCGATTGACACGGGTAGCTACAATCTCGCAGTCGCCGACACACGGCTTAACGAGTATGCGCGTTCGCTGATTGATGATACGGACGCGCATAACCTATATGAACTTCTTGCCCTTCTCAGGTTCTTCCGGATGCTCGACATGTACGAGTTCAGAATCGACCGCGTACAGGCGTTCATAGGCTTTTATGAATTCCTGAAGTTTGACGGTAAGAGGGGAAGACAGCGCTATAAGATGACGCCAATCCAGGTATTTCAATTCGCAAATATCATGGGGTTTTACCTCAGCGAGGATAAACGGCTTGTACGTGACGCACTCCTGTATGTGCCGAGAAAGTTCAGCAAGACGACATCCGTCGCATCCCTCGCTATATGGGACCTGCTATTCGGGGACACTAACGCGCAGGCTTATACCGCCGCGAACTCCTACGAGCAGGCGCAGATATGCTTCCGTGAAATAAAGGCCGTGCTCAAAGGGCTTGACCCGAAGTTCAAGAACTTCAAATTGAACCGTGAGAAGTTGGAGTTTATAGATCAGCAGAAAAGTGGCCGTTCTTCATTTGTCAGATGCCTGGCGGCCGAACCGGACAAACTCGACGGACTCAACGCATCTACCGTCATCATGGACGAGTATTCACAGGCGGACAGTGCAGACCTGTACAATGTGCTGACGACTTCCATGGGTGTGCGTGACAATCCAATGACAATCATCATAACCACGGCATCGGACAAGAACGAGGCACCGTTTGTCAGCGTGCTCAACAACTACAAAGACGTGCTTCTGCATGAGATAGGCATGGGCGACCAGACCAACGACCGCATATTCGCTCATATATTCGAACCCGACATAGACGATGCCGAGGGCGACCCGCACACATGGCGTAAGGTGCAGCCCCACTTCGGGATAACTGTACAGCCCGACTTCTATGAGATAAACTGGGCGAAGGCGCAGCAGTCGATCGATGATATGAAGGCATTCCGCACGAAGCTGCTGAATGTGTATGTGACTGGCAATGACGAACCGTGGTTCACACCCGATGAGATTAACCGGCATCTCGCAAAAGTGGACGTGACGAATGTAAGGGACGATAAGGGCAAGGTGCCCGATACCATGGTGGCCGTTGACTTGTCGGTAAAGGACGACTTCTCGGCGGTGAGCTATAACATGTACCTCATCAGCCGCTTTCACATACACACGGTATACTATATTCCAGAAGAGACGCTTAAGGAGCACCACAACAAGGAGTTATATCAGAGGTGGGAGAAGCAGGGTTATCTGAAAGTATGCGGCAAGAAGGCGATAGATTATGACATGATCGCCCGCGATATTGTCGAGATGGGAAAGTATCTCAACATCCTTCAGATAGGTTATGACCCGTACAAGTCCAAAGACTTCATTAACATGCTGGGCGCGATGGCCCCGAACGGCCGCAAGTATCTGCAACCGGTTAGCCAGACATACGGAAACTTCACGTCGCCCGTGCAGACCTTCGAGAGCGCAATACTCACCGAACGGCTAACGCTGAACGACAATCCAATAAACACATACTGCTTCGGAAATGCGGTGCTGGACGAGGACAGACTTGAAAATAAGAAGCCGATTAAGCGCTCGAAGACAAAGAAGATAGACGGTGTTATCACCGCCCTTATGACGATGAGCGAGTTTGGCAACTATATACGATAATCAACACAACACAAAATGAATATATTCAAGAAGATTTTCAACAAGAGAAGCGACACGACCGATACAATAGATATCGGTTACGGGTATACAAGCCAGTTATCGCTGTCGGCGAGCGAGGTGAGCAATCCCACCAAGGCACTTAAGATTGCCACGTGCTACCGGTGTATATCAATCCTAAGCGGGTCCATTGCGTCGCTTCCGCTCGAAGTTCAACGCAGGAAGAACGGGTATTGGCAGGTCGAATCGGACAGCGACCTCGCTTATCTGCTTACCATCTCGCCCAATCCGCGAATGACGCCCTTCGACTTCATGCGCAATCTCATCATTCAGGTGCTCAACGCGGGCAACGCATACGTATATTATGCGCTGAATGACGGGAGATATACGGGATTAACGCTTATATCTCCCGGATGCTGCACATACGAGGAATATACGGACACCTATACCGTGACCGACCTTCACAATCACATCTACGGCGTATTCACGTCGGACGAGATTATCCATATTCGCGGCATGTCCACCGACGGAGGCTATAACGGTGAATCCGTCATCCGCTATGCCTCACGTGCATTGGGGCTCGCAACAAGAGAGGATGAACAGTCTGACGACGTGATGGAAAAGGGCTCCACCTATAAGGGCTTTGTCAGCGGGGATGAAGAGACAACGCGCGGGTTTGCGGCACCTCAGGATAGTCAGATAAGGTCCGTCAGCGAACGCATCGAGACGGAGCTAAAGAGCGGAAAGAATATCATGTCCTTGCCGGGAGCGATGAAGTTCAACCAGCTGAGCATGTCACCCGCGGACCTTCAGTTGCTCGACTCGAAGAAATTCACGGTGCTGAATATATGTAGATTCTACGGGGTGCATCCCGACAAGGTTTTTCAGAATCAGTCCAGCAACTACAAGGCAAGCGACATGGCGCAGGTTCAGTACATGATTGACACCATGCAGCCGTATGTCAGACAGATAGAGCAGGAATTCTCGCGCAAACTCATCCCATCCACGATGAGCAAAAAAATGCGCACAAGGTTCGACCTGGAAGAGTACTATCAGCTTGATTTCACCACGAAATCGGCGTACATGAAGAGCACAATCGAGTGCGGCACGCGCACGCCGAACGAGTGGAGGGCAAAGGACGGACGCGCACCTCTCGAAGGTGGTGACCAGGCATTCATCTCATGTAACGTGGCACCTATCAATTCCGACAGGATAAAAGGGGCAACAAATACGGATAATTCGGGAAAAAACTCGGAAAAAACGGGAAAAAACTCGGAAAAAAGCTCGGAAAATGAGGGAAATGAAGGGAATCAACCGGGGACTGAAAATTAATGAGTACCCAAATTTATGAATTACGCAGGTATGTATATATAATATTATTTTTCACTATGCCAGAAACAAAAAAAATTGAGATACGCAGTTTCGGGGAATTAGCCACCCCGAAGCTGAAACGCTCGGCAGACGGAGCGGAGACGCGCACAATCGAGGGCTACGCGGTCGTGTTCAACACACGTTCGCAGCTCTTGCCCGATTATGACAGGTACCGCATGGTGCAGGAGGAGATCGCCCCCGAAGCTATCGACGACAATCTGTTGAGAAGTTGTGACATCAAGGCCCTGCTGGAGCATAATGAGAACCGTATGCTGGCGCGCAGCTGCAATGGCAGCGGTACATTGACACTCAAGAAGGACGAACGCGGCCTCAGATATGAATTCGACGCGCCGCATACATCCGACGGTGACTATGCACTTGAGATGGTAAGACGCGGCGACCTGTTCGGCAGTTCCTTCGCCTATACCAGCGATGCGGATGTAGACGGTAACATCCGATATTCGAAGGACGGCGATACACTGGTAAGGCGCGTTTGCAAGATTGACCACCTGTACGATGTCAGCATCGTGAGCAATCCCGCCTATCTCGACACATCTGTGACCGCCCGAAGCCTCGATGCGGCACTTAAACCAAAGGAGGAGCCTAAGGTGGAAAACTGGAGGGAGGATGCGGCAAGAATCCGCGGAATCATCGACAACAATTAGCTAACACAACACAAACACATATAACATGAATAAGAAGGAATACAGAGAGGCACAGAAACGCCTCGTGGTTGTACGCAATCGTACAAAGGAAATTGACGCCCGCCTTGCTGAGATTGAAAGCCTCATCAAGAAGGAAAACCGAAAAATGAACGATGACGAGAACGAAGAGTTCCGCAACTTGTCGGAAGAGAAGAGTGCATTGCTTAATGAGCGTGACTTCCTGCGCCTTGGATGCGAGCAGTTCCGCTCGGGTGTTCTTCCAGAAGACAAACAGGAAGACTTGCGCTACGCATTCGCCAGATTGCTGACAAATGTACGCAACCATCAGCCTATTTCTGAGGAGATGCGTTCTATGGTCAATAGTCAGGGCGAGATTGTCATCCCGAACACCCGTGCGCTGACTGACACTTCAAGCATTTCCCCAGTTGTGCCCATCACCGTCGGCGAGTTGATGCTTCCGCTGAACAACGGCATCGTGTACGACAAACTAGGTCTTAAGATTCAGACAGGACTTAAGGGCACGTTCAACTTCCCCGCTGTAACAGGCGTAGAGGCAACCTTCGAGGACGAGAATGTCGAGGTATCTGATCAGAGCATCAGCATGTCTAAGTTGACGGGAAATCCTAAACGTATCGCCATTTCCGTACCTGTTTCCAATACGGCAATCGACGAGAGCAACGTGAACTTGCAGTCCCTCGTAATCTCTCTGTTCAACACAGCCATGGCAAATCTGCTCAATAAATGGATGCTTTCCAAGACCGCAATTACCAAGAACGTCGCAGCTCCAAATGGCCCGTTTGTTGCGGCCGTTGCAGCTCCCGCGGTAAGTGTCGCCAAAGGCGTGACCCCGAAGTGGAAAGACATCGTGGCACTTGAAGCGGCAGTACAGAAGAAGCATCTTCCCGTAACCGGCACATCCGGCTTCGTCTGCTCGTCTTCCATGATTGCAGAACTCAGAACACAAGACAAGGGCACAGACACGGGCCGATATATTGCCGAGGCGGTAGGTCGTGGCGAGTATCAGATTGACGGCTACCCGGTATTCATTTCCGAAGACGTTGACGACAACACAATCGAGTTCGGCGTATTCGAGTACGACCTTCTAGGTCAATTCGGTGAAGTCCGTCTCGTTGTAGACCCTTACACGGATTCGAAGAAGAACATCACCCGCTTTGTGTTCAACACACGCTGGGACAATGTCGTTCTTCGCCCCGAGGCATTCGTCGCCCTCGTCCGTGCAACGGCATAGCATTGCAGACCATCCATAACTTGATTTTTTTGGTTGTTTTTAGCGCGGCGGCGATTTCGCCGACCGTGCTTTTTTTATTATTAAAATAATGGACGAACAGTACATAACAATAAAGGAACTTGCAAAGCAGTGCAACATAGACAATCTCACTACGGATGAGGAGAGCTATCTTGACACGCTGCTTGAGGTGTCTACGTTGACGGTCGAAAACAAGATACAGCAGAAGCTGTCGGACCTCGCCACCGCCAACAGCGATGTGCTGCCAGCCCCTCTTCGGCAGGCGGTGCTGCTGATAGCCGCAAACCTGTATGCCAACCGCGAGCCGGTTGCGTATGGTGTGCCTCAGCGCGTCCCCTATACGTTAGACTACCTCATCGGGCCTTATATAAAATACATCTGATATGCAAGCAGGTCTGCTGATAGATAACATCGTGTTCCTCGAGCCTACCAAGACGCAGGATTGGAGCGGGGCGGTGACTAAATCGTGGACGTCAGTTCTCACGACACGCTGCGCGCGCCGCAAACTAAACACCGCAGGAATGGGTGTAAACGCAATGGAAGAATTCATCGCGGGTACGATACTCGTCCAGGTGCGGAACAATTCGCTCATCAATGACAGGCAGCGCTTCGACTATGGCAATTATCGCTACCGCATAACCCTCATCGACAAACAGCGGGACAATACACTGCTCATCACGGGCACACGACTTAACGACAACGAGAAATGAGCGGAGAAGTACAGATACTCGGTCAGCAGCGCATCAACGAGATGTTAAGGCAGCTCAGCGCGATAGACAGCGACAAAGCGGTCAAGGCGGGCATCAGAAAAGGTGTCAATCTGCTGAGAGAGGGTGGTATAAAGAGGCTCAAGGAGCGCATGAAGAAGCCCGAAGGTGTGACAGGCAACCTTCTCAAGGCATTTCAGGTGAGAGTCAAGAAAAACAAACTCGGGGGCCTTGCGGGTTTCGGAATGATAACAGACACACAGGGTGGAAAGATACGGGCGAATCACGCTTACATCGTAGACCTCGGGACTGGAGAGCGTACCCGTGCAGATGGCAGCTCAGCGGGAAAAATGCCCGCCTTGAAGTATTGGACGGACACTAGAAACGAGGATATGGACAAAGCTATCGATGCAGTTCTAGATGGAACTGAAAAGGCGATAATTAAGATAATGACGAAATGAGCAAAAGCAAATTATCTATTACTAAGGATTTGCAGCCCCTTCTGCTTAAGGATGCGGGACTGAAGAAGCTTGTGGACGGGAAAATATTTCCTCTATATGCGCCCGAAGACACGGACGGGGACTTTGTCATCTATGCCCGAACGGACTACGGCAGCCAGCTCACGATGATGGGTGTAGCCGATGAGTGGTGTGAGGTGACATACAATGCGGTGAGCAAGGTATATCTGACAAGCCTTGCAATAGCCGAGCGCATCAGGGCGGTGTTGCAGGACGTGACCGTTGACGGCGAGCCGATAATCCTCGGCAAGACGCGTGAGGACTTCGTAGGTGAAGGCAATCAGCTGAGATACGTGCAGATACTTCCCTTTGAAATTGGAAAGAACACAGCGGAATGAGCACCCAAAAAATGCGATTTCCGTGATAATATAGACAACACAAACACATAATTATATGGCAAACGTAGTATATAACACTAATCAGGACCTTGACCTCGACGGCAAGATGATGATTTCGTTGGGCGGAGAGCCCGTTGCCTTCGCAACGACGGCAAAGCTCACCCTCACGACCGACATGGTTGACACAACTAACATGATGAGCGGCGACTGGAAGGACGAGGTGCCCGGCATCAAGTCTTTCGCATTATCAACTGAAGCGCTGCTCACGCGTAAGGAGGGTGCAACCAGTGCGACAACCTTGATGGATGCGCAGCTCCATGATACCTTGCTCGACTTCGTCTTCGGCTCGTACACACGTTCGGGCGATGATGTTACAGGGTACTCCTACGCACTCGATGAAACTAAGGACAGCTACAAGGGCAAGGCGCGCATCACGTCGATGGAGTTGAACGGCGAGAGCTCGAAGCTCAAAAAGTATTCGATGAGTGCAAACGGTTGCGGCCCGCTCACGATGGTTGCGGGCACAGAGGCATAACAGACAACAACACACACATTAACCAGGGCGGAGGCGGCATTGAACCGTCTTCGCCCTTTTCCTTTTCAAGACATGAAGATTACAATAAAAAATATAATTCGGTGGGAGCAGCTGAGGGGTAAGACCTTCAGCGAGTTCGACACGTCCGATACCGACGATGTTATAGCCCTCATGTACGTCACGACACCCGACAAGACACTGGGCGGCAGCCTATTCGAGACATATCGGGAAGTAGTGCAGCAGCGTCCGAAACTCGTTGAAAAGCATTCGGATGAGATAAGCAGATATTTGGATTATATCAATCAATTTTCAGCTAAAGCGGAGCAGGAACCCGAAGACCCGATGGCATTGCATACCGAGGAATCTGAAAAGCCTGACAAGACAAGCATCGGAGACGTGGCGATGAATCTGCTATACAGCGGTGTGGACGCGCATTATCTCATGGACGAAGCGGAGCTGTGCGACCTTCCGATGCTCGGCAAGGGCGCTGAGGAGCGTATGCACAGACGGATGGAAGAGTCGCGTCTGTGGACGTATCTCTCATTGCAGCCTTATATCAGCGAAAAGGACAAGATAAGAAGAGCGTCCGACCTCTACCCGTTTCCGTGGGAAGAGAAGGGAAAGCCCGTCATCGTTTCGGATGAAGACATGGCGATGGCGGAATCAATATTGTACAATAATGGAAAGGAGGCAAACTAATGGCAAGACTATCATTTGCGATTGCGCTTAATCTGATAACCGACGGCTTCAAGAAGGGCACGAATCAGGTAAAGAACGGCATCAACAGCATCAAGAGCACGGCCATGAGTGCCGCAGCGTACTTCGGTGTCGGTTTCTTAGGCATCAAAGCGGTGTTTGACAAGATTAAAGACGCGGGCTTGCAGACCGCTAAGGCTATCAATGTGCTGAAGGCCAATTCAGGCGGCATCGTGCAGACGGGGCAGAACCTTCGCTTTATACAGGGAGTTGCAAACAAATACAAACTCGAACTCACGGGTCTGATTACCGAGTACAGCCGATTTACCGCGGCAGCAACGACAGCGGGATTCAGCGTTAAGCAGCAGCAGACCATCTTCGAGGGCGTGCAGAAGGCAATCAAGGGCTACCGTCTCGACGAAGAGGCGTCCAGCACGGTTATGGGCTCGTTGCAGAAGATGATGAACACGGGTACGATCAGCACGCGCAACTTCACAAACTCATTCCTGAAGGCAATGCCTCAGGCTAAGCGGGCCCTCGCGGATGCGATGGGCGTAGGCGTCGATAAGATTAACGCGCTTGTCAAGAAAGGAATAGACGCTAAACAGGTCATGGAGTCGTTTGCCAAGAATCTGAAAACCATGTCACCCACCGCCGACACAGGAGGCCTTGCGAGTGCGAAGAACCGCATCTCGAATGCCTTCAGCGGCATAGCACAGGACACAAGCATCGTGAAGTGGATTGCAAACATCACCAACAAGGTGGCGGACCTCATAGAATACATACGCGCCAACGCCCGTTCGCTCGCCTTCACCATCGGCGGACTACTCGCCGGAATCAAGATTTCACAGTTTTTCAGTCAGTGGAAGATATTCAGCGCGGCCTCATCTAATGCAATGGTGACGAACGCCACCGTGGCACATGCTAAGATAAGGATGCTGGAGTCATCTACAAACCGCCTTAAGAGACAGATTGCAGCCGAGGAGGTGAACGTCGATAAATTGTCGGCCGATGAGCGGCTTGCCGCAGAGGTGCAGCTAAATGCGAAAAAGAAACAGCTTGCGGCATCGGAACTTGCGCTCACTAAGGCAAAGAACACCGCAAAGGTAGCGGACGAGCGCGCCGCCGCGGTGCAGAGCGGCAATGCGTGGACGGCTGCATGGGCGAAAATCAAAACAGGCGCGGCATCGGTAGCGGTGAGCCTCAAGGCAATTTGGAGCACAGTCGGGCCGATGATATTAATCACGCTCATCACTGAGATAATATCTAAGCTTATAGAGTGGAAAACCCGCATGGACGGCATAAAGAATGCGTTCAAGGATTATAAGTCGGAAGCGGGCAAAGCGATACATACAAAGGAGATTATAGAACTTGAGCAACTTCGCAATGCTTATAATAACACGAAGAAGAACTCATCAGAACGTCTCAACCTGGAAGCACGCATCAGCAATGTGATGGGACAGCATCTGACAGGTGCAAAGCAAATAAATGACGTGCTTAACAAGAGAATCAAGATACTCGAAGCCGCCGCCGAGGTGGAATATTACACGAACAAAAAGTTGGAATTGCAGGACAAGCAGGACGACATGAAAAGGAAATACGGCGGTAATGTTCCAGGGACTAAGAAAGGCGACAAATATTATATGAGCCACGCCAGCGTAATTTCCGCTTTGGGATTCGGTGAGTACGGAGATTATAAGGGCGATATTAAGGACTACAAAACAAATAACGTGATTCTGTCCGACATAAACAAAAAGTTGGATTCCGCTGAATCACGGGCTGGTAAACTCGGCGTGGGCGGTGGCGGAAACTATTCCCCTCAAGGCGATATTCCCGTAAAAGGCGGCACTGGCGGCGGAGGTGGCAGCACTAAGACAGACCCCGCATCGGACGAGCTCAAACAGGCAGAGGAATCATACGCGCAGCAGCTGAGGGAACTCGCTGCAAAGAAAAAACTTGAGGGGACTTCCGATGCGGATTATAGCAAGGCGGTGCTCGACGCAACCAATCAGGCGCTCGTGCAGGTGTCCGCTTCCAAGTATGCGAGTGTTTCTCAGTCGGACTTTGCGAAGGCTCTGAAAGACAAATCCGACAAGCTAACGCAGAACAAGTCGCTTAACGAGCTCAATGCCCGCATGGCGGAGTTCGACGACAGCGCGGCAAAGCTAAAGAATCAGTTCCAAGGCGGCGCTATCTCGCAGCAGGAATACACAGACGGTCTCAACGACCTCATCAGCAGCACGAAGAAGGACATTGCATCCATCGCCGATGTGAACAACGCGAACATGAACTATGTGGGAGCCGTGGCCGACGCGACGACCAGGTTGGGCACGATGCAGAAGTCCCTCAAGTTGGAGTTGCCGCAAGCGGAGACGCGCGACACGACCTTCGACTATAAGAAATCCGACACCGACATTATGAGCGAGCAGCTTGAAATCGAGAAGAATCGGCTGGAGAAGCTGAAATCGTCCGCGCTTAGCTCGTCGCAGCAGATGGTCGAGGAAATAAACAAGCAAATGGGCAAAGTCGACAGTCTCGACAAGGCGCTCAAGCTAGCGGAGGTACGAAAAGACGTGAAAGCCTTTGCGAAGGGGTTGCGCTCGCAGACGTGGAGTTCTATAAAATCAATTATGTCGGGCAGCGACCAAATTGTCAGCAGCTGGCAACAGCTCGGCAAGACCCTCAACAGCACGGACGCGAGCGGCTGGGAGAAGATAATGGCGATATGGAACGCGCTCTCTACTAGTGTGGACGGCATTCTCAACATCATCGACGCGGTGAAGGGCTGGACAAAGGCGAGCGACGACCTCAAGAAAGGCAAAGAGGCGGAGCAGGCAATCGTGACGGGCGCAAATGCTAAAGAGATAGTGAGCAACACCACAGCGGCGGTGGTCAGCACAACGACCGCAGAGACCGAGGCAAGTGACAACACAGAGACAGTTGCGGGCAACATGGCCGCAGCGGGCTCGGAGGTCGTGAAGAACAACGCAAAGATACCTGTTGTCGGCATCGCACTCGCAGCAGCAGGGCTTGTCGCAATACTTGCGCTCATGAACCAGCTTCCAAAATTTGCCAAAGGTGGCATCGTCGGAGGCGGCGGCACATCGGGCGACAACATGCTCGCGCGTGTCAACAGCGGTGAGATGATTCTAAACGGCTCGCAGCAGCGCAGACTGTTCAATGCCATCAATGGCGGCGCGCTGGGCGGTGAGACGCAGATATCCCTTACAAGCAGCAAGGTACGGGGCAGTGATATGTATCTTGCGATAGATAATTATATGAAATCTAAGAATAAAAAGTGGAGCAAATGAGCTACGGTCTGATATATAAGATATACGTGCCATCTGTGCGTAAGAACAAATACACAATCGAGATTGAGGAGAAGGACTACACCGGCGAAAGCACGGACATCACTGGCGGCAGCGAACCCTTCACCACCTCGCTGGAGGATGATGACTTCGTTTACACACCCCTTCGGTTGAGCACGGCTAAGATGGCCGTCGTGGGTGGTGATGCACTGAGCAGTCTGTTTGCGACATCCTATCAGCAGTACCGCGTCACTCTGATCAAGGATGCTGTGCCGGTATGGTGCGGGTTCATCAAGCCCGAGCTCTATACGCAGGACTACTCTACTCACACGCACGAGATAGAGATGGACTGCATGTCGGCGGTATCTACTCTCGAATATGTCAAGTACACGCAGGCTGACAGTGCGGGGCTCAAGTTCGTCAGCCTCAAATCGCTCATTGCGCGCGCTCTGACGGCCGCAAATGGTCGGTACAGTAAAATATACATCCCGCACACCTTTGCGGCCACAGCGGCCGATTATGGCACAAACGCGCTGATGCGCGACGACTGCGTGATCAGCGAACAGAACTTCTTCGATGAGGAAGACAAGCCGATGTCGTTCAAGGACATTCTAGAGGAGATATGCCGCTTTTCGCACACTACCCTCTTTGACGACTACGGCAATCTGTACTTCGCTGATCACGACTACACAGATGCCTATGATGAGTGGACTCTTGCCGACGGTGCGCTCACAATGACAACGGCAAATGCCCTGAGCATATCATCGCACAGCGTTCAGACAATCGGATTCGGCGGCAGCGGTCATGCGCTCGACATCATCGCGGGCTATAACAAGGCGACCGTTAAGACAAACAACTATAAAAACGGTGACAAGGTATTCCCCGACGAGAATTGGGACAGCTTGAAAGCTCTTTACATTGATGATGAGAGCGCAAACATCTATTATGTACTAGGAAAGAACGACATCCAAAAATTAACGTGCAAGAGCCGGTGCATATGGTTAGTACCTAGTGCATGGCAACCGCGCATGTACGAATCCGCGGGAACGACCGAGGACGGTGTGAAAATGAGCACTCTTGAGGTGGGAACTTACGGCGGTTATTATAATAACAACGGAACACCTATCTGCGAAAAGGTAACGGAAGTTACAGACATAAATCACTTCATGGTAAACAGTGGCTTCGGATATAAGGAATTTAAACCGAGGTATGGTGCATACATCGCAAAATATTGTGAGTGGCAGCTTGATGACGACGGTAAGGACACGATAACATCTTATAGCTTCGACCATATCATGTTTATCCGTGTTATCAGTATGCACTCTGCGGGGGATGCGGGAACAGCCGCGCCGAAGCACGACACCGTCTACTTTGACCCTACAAAATACAACGGGCTTTTCAACTATTCAGGGCACATGCCCGTGGCGGCGTATGCAGACGGTGCAATCGCTATCAACATGCAAGTAGTTACTACGGGGCAGGGATTCGGCTCGGAGATACAGGGGATTGCAAAGAACGGTTACTATTATTCAGGCGAGGAGAACACTTTTGCGGAAGGTGCAAAAATAAAATTCACCTTCATCCTCAGGATAGGAACAAAATATTGGAACGGTACCGCATGGACCGAAACTGCTTCCACCTTCGATGTCAGCACACAGGAGATGAAGAAGGCGGGATCGTTTACTCAGCTCGAAACGAACAAGACATTATCAATGCCTTATAATGATTTGAGCGGGTGGGTGATCGAGACGAACGGCACGTTGAAGGGGGAACTCTATTTTTCTATCCGAAACGCTTCTATGAATTGTGCCATAAAGGATTTGTCCCTAAAGTATCAGCTCAAGGACGATTATACCGCTGATACCACAGACGGAGACCGCGTCTACACGAATGTCGTGAACGCTGACTATATCAACGAGATGGAAGACATCGAGGAAAAAATCAGCAGCTACAACCACGACGGTTTATGTTACAGCAAGGTTCTGCTCGGTGATGATTTTATTCAGGATGCTTTGTACGAGGGCATCAACAAGGTAACGACACGTCCCGAAAATCTTCTGCTGAGGCGCATCGTAAATCAGTATGATGCACCCAAAATTAAGCTTACACAGGTATTAATGAACGGCAATGAAGACGTGAAACCTATCGACCGCCTCACGGATGAATATCAGGGCACCGGCAAGAAGTTCGTGATAACGGGCAAGGAAACGAAATACCGTTCGGACACATCGGAGATAATAATGATTGAGAAGGAATGAAAGAGATAAACGTCGAGACATACGGAGTACCCGCTGAGGGACGGTCTAAGAACTACCGCGGCAAGACAGTGACGGCAAGCGTCAGCGGCGGGAGCGCGTCGGCGGCATCCCCGCAAGGGGGGAGCGCCAGCACCGCCAATATGGCTAACACCGCAAACGTGGCACTCAATCTTTCATCGGACAGCACCGATTGGGAAAAGATATTGCGCAAGGACGAAGAGGACAGCACCTCATACGCGATTGATTTTTTAAAGGGGCTGAAGATTGCATCTGTGCTGATCTCGTCCGTGCTTGCGTCCTCTTCTACGGGGGCGGCATCCGACGACAGCATATTCACGTCGAAGGCGGTGCAGGCTAAAATCGAGGACGCGATAAAAGCGCTTTCGGACATATACCTTTCAAAAATCGACGATGACAGTGCTGCCGGTCTGATCACCTTTCTGAAAGGGCTCAAACTTGGCTCAAACGGTATGGGGATCGATGAAAACGGCAATGCAATATTGGATAGCATCAGCAAACTGTGCAGTTTGGTTTCTAGCAAATTCTCCCTGAATAGCGAGGGTGGGTTCAAGTTCTGGGAGCAGGATGGCCACTCTTACGGTCAGATAGATTATCTCACCGTCATGGTCAAGCAGATGGTCAAGAGTCTGTCTATTCTGCACATCGATTTCATCAGCGGCAGTCTGGCGGTCAATCGTGCCGGCAATGAGATCACGCGTGTCGAGATGGTTGACAGTGCCGGGGCTGTGGTCACCGCTGTGGCTTCGGCTTATGCTTACAGATGTTATTTCACCATCAAGGATAATACCACTACCAATAAAAATCGGTGGGTCATCGGCGATATGGTGCGCTGTCAGACATTCAGTGTCGAGACTGGGGCGCAGTATCTTTCCGGATACGACAAGTTTTATTGGCGCCTGGCTGTCGGCCTTGGCGTTGTGGGTGATGAGGGCTATGTAGATTTGTCCGTGTCATCATGCGCTGACAAGTCAGACGCTCCTGCTGCTGGTGATAAGATGATTCAATATGGTTGGATGGATACAGACCTCAGTGACGGTGTCACACATCCCGAGCGTCAGGGTCTCATCATGCTCGATATCGATAATCTTGCCATTGTCATATACGAGGGTATCGGCACCAACGGATGGTCCACCACGGGTTGTGACAAGAATGTCTTCTCCCCGTTCGGCACCAAGGTGGATGCCTCGCAGATTTCCATCCGCACAGGCAGCGGCGTGAGCGTCAGACAGCCGTGCGACCGCGGTGCATGGGCCACAGGCACCACGGCATATTTTTATGACCGTTTTTCTTATGGCGGTGATCTGTGGCTCTGCATAGACGGCAGTTCCGCTGGCACCACCTCAGAGCCTTCGGCCAGTTCGGCGTTATGGCAGCGCCAGACGGCCACGGCTGCTGTCGATGTAGCGAGCGCGTTCCAGCTGCTCACCGATGCTGACAGCATCGTCATAGACACCGATGCCAGCGGTCTCAATGCGCGTATTGTTTCAGCCCCGACACGGTTCTGGGGCTTATATGGCACCACCGTCCTCGGAGGCGGCGCTCTCTATCAGGTGGCCTACGTCGAGAATGCCGCCACTTATGGCACCGATAAATTTCGTCGGGTCACAGTTAAAGACTTCGACGAGCTGAGCGTGCTCATCGATGCGCTGACTAATGTCAAGATATCCGGCACGTCTGATACAGACGGTTGCCATCTCACATTCACGGTGTCAGATACCTCTGTGGCCTGCGTGGGCGGTTGGTTCCGCATACACGCCGATATGACATCGTCAGACGGCAAATCTGCTTCACTTGACAGAGTGATACCTGTCATTGTCAATAAGACCGGGTCTGCAGGTCTCAATGCGGTCAACATCTCACTGTCCCCGTCATCGGTGATACTCACACAGGCATATAATTCCACCACTCATGCCAGCGCCATAGACTATTCAGGTGCCACCACCACGGTCATGGCCACCTATGGTGCCACGTCCATCCCTGCCGCTATCAGCAGCATATCGGCGAGTGGCTGCACAGCCGCTTATGATGGCAATAAGGTCACGGTGTCAGCTGTCAGTGACGGTGTGATATCGGCGTATGTCGATATCACCACTACCGCCGGCGGTGTGACACAGGTACTTCGTTTCGTCATCTACGTCAATTATCTGGGCACGTGGTGGAGCGAGACATATAACGACTTCAATGGCCGTTATGCCAGCAAGACTATGGTCAACAAAGACGGCGATACCGTCAACGTGACCGATTTACTGTCCAGCGTCGAGCAGCAGGCCAATTCCATTTCAGAGTCTGTTTCAGAGGTTAATAAACAGGTGGGCACCAATACTCAGGATATTGCAGCTCTAACGATCACATCCAAAAACATTTCACTCAAGGTTGCAGAGACACAGACCGGCCGACATAATCTTCTCTCAGGGTCTGCGTTTCGCCGCAGAGAGGAGTTCACTTATAACAATCAGGATGTGTTTGCCGATATCATTGCCAGTTCGTGCTCGATAGTCAAAAATGCCGGCTATCATGGCACGAATGCGATATATATCAACATTACTGAAGACACGCAGCGATTCATCGGCTTACATTGGGAGGGCATATCCATCACGCCTGGCACGACCTATATGTTTTCAGTACTGGTCAAATCCCCCGATATCACATCCTTTACACAGGGTGCAAGTATCGAATTGCGTGTCAATCCGTCAGGTGCGAATAAGCTTTTTTTTACTTCTATCGTTCCGTCTAAGAGCGGAGCATGGGAGCAGATTACTTGGGCGTTTACCGTTCCTGCAACGGTATTAAATGAAACCACCTCAAAGAACGAAGTTCCTACATCCGGTTACCGTAATGATGTATATTGTTGCCGCAGGTAAGTTGTACCTATGCCGCCCGATGATGGAGCAGTCGGACACTTTCACGGGTTGGTCTCTATCGGAAAAAGATTTCGATTATGTCGGCGGCAACATACTTCCTAACTCTAGACTTCTTACCGATTTAACTGGTAATAATCTTGCACCGAACATCCAATGGTCGCCTACAAAGGTGGATAATGGCTATGGCGATTGCACGACATTGTATGAAGGTGTAAATGACACCACTTCTTACAATAGGAACATATTACAATGGACTAATAATATTTCCCTCAAAAAGAACACGGACTATATGTTCTCCATGTGGGCAAAGGGCACTGGATATGTTCAAATGCTCCTGTATTGTTTTACGGACAGCACTAACAATCCAATTGCTTTTGTGGAAAGTTCGGATGGTTATATCGGCACAGGAAACGATGGTTTTGTATGGTTCAAACTCATCATCGCAGAATATCAGAAGGATTTGGGTACATTATCAGGACTAACAACACATTTGATGAGACCGTAAAAATGACTTTCATCGCAGTACGTCAGCAGTACGATTCAACTTCCGAACTCGCTTATCTGATGAGTCAAGAAAATATCGATCACGGTAGCATCGTCCTAAGATTAGAAACTGGAGCAACGGTTACTAATTATTCAGTGAGAGCGGCGAGGATATGGTAAGCAAGAAGGCACTTGCTTGCAACAGGAATAGATGTAACAGAGACGGACAAGATAATCGCCACATCTGATAACTTCTACTTGCAGAACAATAGCGGTCAGCTATCGGCAGCAGTGGATGAGAAAGGAAACTTGTCGGCAGGTTCTCTTTCTACACTTCACGAAAGCGGTTCACCTTATGTCTACATCAAAGATGGTGATCCTGGATAGTATTCGGCACTGTTGCTAGGAACATACAGATTTGGTGTTAATAGTCAGATGGTATGGCGGTACTTACAATATTACGACAACAGCGGTAAACTGTCTGTTATATGACCTTGGGTCCGAGATGGATGGTCAACAAGCTAAAGATTTAGCACATCTTCACACTGGGAAGACATTAAAGTTCGTGTCTGTTGACGACGATCGGTTATACAGAGAGCACTGTACCACTGCTGACGGTGCTTACGGTAGAACACGTACTGACGCTTACAAACTGTTTGCGCTATCAATTCTAACTATGCTCAGTTACTACTTTATACAAGTATCATGCAGGAAAAACTGACATGGAGCGGTAGTAAAGGATGATACGTACGGATTTTCTATAGAACAGGCAACGTGCTGCATCATCGGACTGACGGTATGATATTACACGACTAAGAATTTGCAAATAACCTTTGCACAGGCACTTATACATACAACAATGAGAGTCACATGCCTGTAACCGAACACAGACGCGACAACGTATGCATAAAAAGTTTGTTTCGTATGTCAAACAGGTAAGTATTGTCTAGCGGTAAATGGTATTGCACGAAGGCAAATTATAACATTGTAAACGGATTGGTTGCAATCTAAAATATAAAAAGATATGGCAGATATAACAAAGACATTAAAGCCTACAAGGGTAGTCAAGGGCAACACCTTCAAGATAACTATCCCGATGCAGCAGATTACTGGATATGACTCATCTGGCAATCCTATTCTCACCGATGTTGACTTGACGGGATACGAGGCGGACACATTCGTAACACTGCACTCGATGTACGGCAAGACGGTCAAGGACTTCACGATAAGCGGCATCAACATCTCGTTTACCGTGGATGGAGACTTGAATAACGGTCAGTACGACATCGAGGTCAAGACGGTCAAGAACGGTCAGAAATTGAGAATGGACTTGAAGAACGCACTTCGCATTGTGAACTACAATGAGGATGCTGACCTACCTAGCGGTGTGGAATTTGGCGTAAACACGTACGTCTTGCAACCTCAGATTATTTTTGCGGTAGGGAAAGATGGCGATAACGGCAAATCCGCTTATGAATTAGCGAAAGAAAACGGGTTTGCTGGCACTGTAGCAGAATGGCTCGCATCTCTGAAAGGATTGCAGGGATATAAAGGAGATAAAGGAGAAAAAGGCGACAAGGGCGACACAGGAGCTGCCTTCACTTACTCGGATTTCACGCCCGAGCAGCTTGCAGCATTGAAAGGGGACAAAGGCGATAAAGGCGAACAAGGGATTCAAGGCGAACAAGGGATTCAAGGTGAGCAAGGCGAGAAAGGAGACAAGGGCGATGCCTTTACCTTTGCAGATTTTACGTCTGAACAAATTGTAGAATTGCAGAAGCCCGCTACCGATGCTGCCGTTGCTGCAAATAGTACACTGAATATGTTATCTAGCACACTCTCTGAGGAAGAATTTGTAATGTCTGCATCCGCATCTATTTTATGTGGGTGGTGGAATGTTGCATCTCCCCCGCAGGCAACGGCAGAGCATCAGTATTGGTGGGATGGCGCGTCGATGCATGTATCAGTAGCGGTGCTAGACACAAAGGGGGTAATAACAGGGTATACATGGAATCCACTTGCTTTGTCTGATACGGCTGTATATATAGACAGTAGCACAAGTGCAGTATATAAATACAAGAACGGCGTGATGGTGTCGTTTTCGAATATTACTGCTGTAATTGCCTTACAGTTGCACGGCATTAATGAGGTATTAACAAAAATAAATGCGGAGGTATAGTAGATGAATATAGCTGCTAATTTAGAATTGCTAAAAGCAAATAAAGATGCGATTCGCAATGCGATAACACGCAAGGGTATACTGACGGGCGGGAACGATGAGTTAAGCTCATATCCTGATAAAATTATGCGGATAGGACGTGGGGTTGTACCAGATATCCCCGATTTGTCTGTGCTTGAAAATCACGAGGACATAATATATTTTAGTGTAATGCCTAAGACGTATTGGGGTATGACTATTACGCTAGATACAGGTACATACACTGTCGAAAGCGGAACAATCGTAAATGGCTCTTTTGTTTCTTCAGATATTTCCGCTGCATGCGCAAGTAATACAAATTATTTTTGCATTAACGATACTGACTCTTATGCCATATACCAACTAACCTGCACATCGCACATTACTGCGTTCGTCCCGAAAGCGGATGCGACAAAAGGCACAATAGGAATTGCTGAAGTGTATGGAGCAGTTACACCTTCCTTTAGAAATTTCAATTTCACCGGCATAACATCTCTTAGGACGTGTACGATTAAGGGAACCTTAGAACTTGTGACTAGCATGTCCAACTGTTTTAACGGTTGCTCCTCCCTTACTACACTGGACACGAGCAGTTGGGTGCTGAGTGCTGTGACTAGCATGTCCAACTGTTTCTAGCGGTTGCTCGTCTCTCACGTACACTGGACACGAGCAGTTGGGTGCTGAGTGCTGTGACTAACATGTCCTAGCTGTTTTAGCGGTTGCTCCTCCCTTACTACACTGGACACGAGCAGTTGGGTGCTGAGTGCTGTGACTAGCATGTCCCAACTGTTTCTACAATTGCTCCTCCCTTACTACACTGGACACGAGCAGTTGGGTGCTGAGTGCTGTGACTAG